GTGAGATGTGTACATCTTTAGGAAATGGTTTTATGAATGCAATGGCGACTTTATTTGTGTTAACCAATAAAGGTTGTAAGTCTATTAAAGGTAAGGTCGAAGGCGACGATGGTGTTTTTAGCTTTTATGGCCCAATACCAACTTCAGAAGATTTTTTAAAATTAGGCCTTACAATCAAAATTTCTGTTTTTGATACTGTTGTATCTGGTTCATTCTGTGGAGTGGTTTCCGATTTTGATGAAATGATCAATATCAGAGATCCCATAGAATGTTTATTATCTTTTGGATGGACCTCTCGAAGGTATGCTTTTGCTAAAAATATCAAATTAATGAAATTGATGAAAGCAAAAGCATTGTCCTTATTATTTCAGTTCCCTGGTTGCCCAATATTGGATTCGTTTGCTAAGTATGTCTTGCGATGTACTGAGAAATACCATTACCAATTGAGTTGTAGTTTGTCCACTTGGGAAAGAAATAGATTTTTGAGGAATTACAAGCAGTATAAATGTGATAATTTTAAAATACCGCTTGTTAATCCTGGTCCAAAAACTAGAGAATTAATGTTTCGTTTATTTCGAGTTACGGTAGAAGATCAAATAAGTTTGGAAAATCTATTTGACAGTTTGAAAGAACCTATGAAGATATGTTCGCCTATCATATTAAATTATTGTAGTAAAGATTCAATTGATTATTTTGAGAAATATGTGAGTCCACGTGATTTTAATTGCGATGGAATTCCTGCTTTTATGAATCAATATAGGCGCACAATAAAAACATGTCTGCCCCTACAAAAAATCAACAGCGTAAATCGCGAAGAAAACGAAACAAAAATAAAAACAAAAATAAACCTTCTGGCAACCAATTGTCAAAACAAGTTAAAAGAACTCCGCAAGAAATGGATATCATATCCTTGATTAAGAAGTATGGACCAAGTGCCGCTAATTTGGCAGGTTCATTTTTGACGAAAGGTTTGTCTAAATTGATAACAGGCTTTGGTGATTATAAATTGTCTGGAAATTCAATAATGGGAAAAATGGATGGAATGGACCCACCACAGTTGAGGAATACTCCTGGGGGAATTGTGGTCCGTCATAGAGAATATTTGGGTGATATAAGCGCCACCACCAATTTTAC